CTGCTCCTCAGCTCACGCCGGAGCAGAAGAAGAAACGTAAGGACCTGCGCAAATGGCTCTGCGACACACGCTACGGCAACGGGGCTACCCGCGAGGACTATGTCAAGCGCTGGAAGGAGAAGTTCAAGGAGTATGCCGCCATCGAAGACAAGGCCGCCTACGAGGACGAGAAGATTCTGGCAGCAGCCCAGCATTATGGGATTGAGATGTCTCGACTACGCTCGACATGACATAATGTTTAATCTTTAATGTTTAATGTAACATGACATTCCATACTATTGTGCGCCAGTGGTGCAAGATTTACAAGCCGATGCTTGACAATGAAGAAAACGGCAATCGCCGCTTCTATCTGACCGATTCGCTGGACGGTACTGTTGAGCTGTCAAAGAAACTGGCTAACGAGTTCTCTCCGTGTGTGCTTATGGAGAGTGCCGTTGAGGGCGGTGGAAAAATCAAGCGCCCGCAGCGCAACTACCCCATCATGTTTCTGGTACGCGCCAGGGATATGAGCGACGGAGATGCTGCCGCAGAGGCCAAGGAGGAAGCATGGTATCACTGTTGCAACTTCCTGACATGGCTGCTGGTGAACCACGAGCGCGAGATCAGCGAGGACGTGCTCGACGGAGATTTCGCACGTATCGACCTGGACGATGCGTATATCGACATCACTTCTATCGGTCCGCTGCAGAACGGCTGGTACGGTGTGCTGTTGCAGTTCGACCGCGACGAGCCTCTGAACCTGTGTATCGACGAGGATCTTTATATCGACAAGGATGGCCAAGAGTGACGACGAGGAGAAGCTGCCGAGTAAGGTGACGGACATCGACGCCGCCATAGATAACATAGAGTCTGCGGTGAATGCCTTCTGCGACCAGTGGGCGGTGGCACCTGAGTTCAAGCTCGGCGTAGAGGTTATGGATATCAGGCAGCTGCGCGATGCCATGGGACTGCGCGCCAGCATGGATATTGGTGATCCGTGGCCCAAGGCAGAGATGATGCTTCTGCAGCGTGGATATAAATGGCATCTTCTAGGAGGCACGCGCGTGATATATCTTGTTGAGCGTGACGGCTTCGTGGATGCTGACTATGCAGATGCAGAGGAGGTAACGGATGATTAACGGTTAATCTATAATGTTATGGTTTATAAGCAAGGAGATAAAGGTGTTGTCGTAAGACAGATTCAGAGAGCCTTGAAGAAGGCAGGCTTCGGCGTGGCCGATGACGGTATATGGGGACCTGTCACCACCGAGGCGGTAAGGTCGTTCCAGGCATCCCACGGGCTTGTGCCAGACGGTCTCGCCGGTCCGAAGACACTGGCGATGATGGGTGTCGCCGTCGTAGTCAATGCTGCCGCTGCCAAGGCGGAACAGATACAGCACAGGAACATCGTGCTGAAGAAGAGCAAACGCCGTATCGACTATATAGTGGTGCATTGTACTGCTACGCGCGAGGGACAGCCGATGACTGTAGACCAGATACGCGCCGAGCACAAGAAACAGGGCTGGAGCGATATCGGATATCATTATGTCATCGACCTGCAGGGTAATGTGTACCTGGGGCGTGATGTGGATATCGCCGGTGCTCACGTCAGCGGCTATAACGCCAACTCTATCGGTATCGCCTATGTGGGCGGACTGGAGAACAATCCCAAGAAAACATATTCAGAGCTGAAGGCGAAGGATACGCGTACAGACGCGCAAAAAGCCTCGCTGCTGTCGCTGCTGATGGACTTGCGCCGGTTGTATCCTGATGCCAAGATACGAGGTCACCGTGACTTCTCGCCTGACAAGAACCATAACGGCACTATCGAGCCTTGGGAACGAATTAAAGAATGTCCCAGTTTCGACGCCAAGCAGGCCTATCGCAATGTTTAATGTTTAATGTTTCATGTTTCATGTAATCCATGGCACAAGAGAGTACGATACCACAGAAACTGATTACAGCTGCGCTGCTGCATTTCGAGCAGGGCGTGCCTATCGACGACTGCGACATCCGTTCGGAGAACAAGGAGCGGCTGGCACGAGTCAGCCATGTGTACTGGCAGTGGATAAGGAATCCGTTCCTGGATTACTTCGCCATGCTTAAAGCGCTGACGAAAGGCTCTAGCGGTAACATACGCTACGACTGGAAACTGGCTGCCAAGGATAAGCAGCTTTTCGATTTCGTGAAGGACCATATAGCCGTAGGCAACCGTCATGAGGATGAGCTGATGGTACGCGCGGCCGCCACGCAGGCTATCCGCATAGGCATGGAGACCGACAACCCGACCGCTCTTGTCAAGGGTGGCAAGCTGCTATCTGATGTAGCCCACCTAAACGAGCCCGAGGAGGATCGCGCCGATATGAATAAACTGAGTTTCCTGCCTCCTGTGGTCACTACCAGTGCCAAGGAGTATGACGAGACAAAGGAAGATATGGAAGATGCCGAGATGAAGCGTATCATGGCTAAGTATAACGGCTACGTGGACGAGAAGGAGCGCGATATCGCCAGGATGGTGGAAGTTATGGAAGCTAAGAGTCAGACCGAAAGCATGCAGGAAGATGAGTAGAATAGGAAGCAACCCCGCTGTGAGCAGCGACCAGTTAGAGCGACGTATGCTGCCTAACGTGGAACCGCCCGAGCCTGAATCAGATTCAGAGGAACAAGGTGAATACCTGGATTATAAGGGTGACGGGCAGCACAAGGTGTATATGGCTCCGTGGCAGAAGAAGGTGCGCAACTTCGGCTCGCGCTCAACCAAGGTGCTGGCAGGTCGTGGTACTGGAAAGTCGGCATTTCTCGCATTCAATATGGCCGATGTTACTATCGGACTGCCTCGTATGATGGGTGGTTTCTGCGGCGCCAGCGCCAAGCAGAACTACACGCGCACCATGCCCAACGTGCTGAAGGTGATGAACCTGCTGGGATTCACTGAGGGTGTATATTATTTCATGGGGCGTCCGCCTGCAAAGCTCAGGTGGCCGACACCACTGGCCAAGCCGAGGGTGTGGGAAAACTGTGTGAGTTTCGCTAACGGCTTTGTCTGGCAGATGATATCGCTCGCCGTCAAGGGTAGTGCCAACGGTCTTAACCTTGCCGCCCTGATGGGCGATGAGACCAAGTATATGCCGTGGCAACGAGTGAAGGAAGAGGTGCTGCCGACCCTGCGTGGCGACTTCATGCCGAAATCAGCCAATAAGGTGGAGCAGAAGCGCTGGGGCTATGGTACCGATCGCAGGCGCAACAACCATTACCTGTCGCAGCTATGGGTGAGCGACGCCGGACTCAACAACCGTGAGTGTCTCTGGGAGAAGGAGGCCGAGTATGAGACAGTCGAGGTAAACGAGAAGATAAAAGAGAAGATGGCTGAGATCAGGTATCTGGAGCGTAAAAAGTATTATAAGCAGGCTGCAGAACTGGCCAGCAACGACAACTACTTGCGAGAGCTGTTTGCCCTGCGCACGGAGTCGGAGACTTTCTGGCGCTTCAGTTCCATCGAGAATGCGGCTCTTTTGGGAGGCGAGGCATGGATCCGTCAGATGAAGCGAGAGCTCCCCGATTTGCTATTCCGCCTGCAGATTCTTAACCAGCCTCGCGGGACAGCCAAAGAAGGCTTTTATTGTAACTATTCCGAACTGAATACTTACGAAAGCGATGAGATAACGGATATCGTACTCGATAAATATAGTACCCGTATTAAGGGTAAGGCGCTGGACTGCAGCCGGTGGCCGACCGATTTCGAGACAGAATCGCTTGACTACGACCAGCTGCAGCACGATGGCGAGGACTGCAGCCTGGATCTCGATTTGCAATATGACGAGCCGCTAAGAATAGCGCTGGATGCGAACTCAGATATCAACTGCTTCGTTGTCGGCCAGACGCGTATGTATCAGGGCAAGGCTTCGGTGCTGGTGATGAAGGAGTTCTTTGTACAGAACGAGATACGCCTGCGTGGATTGTCGAAACTCTTCGCACAGTATTATCGCCCATTCCTTCGCCGTGGCTGCAAGGAGGTTATCTTCTATGTGGGAAGCAGCATCAAGCAGGGTGCCAATAAGGCATACGCCCTGGAGGAATCAGAGAAGAGCCGTTTCGATATCGTTGTGGCCGACGAGCTTACCAGTTATGGATTCAAGGTAACTCGCGCTGAGTTTACTTCATGGCGTCAGGAAAGAAAGTACCAGTTTCTTAATGACTGTTTCTCGGGCGTAACTTCTCCAGCCGTATATGTCAACCGCGAGGCAGGAAGATGCGTATATTTACGCGCTGCTCTCGAGAATGCCGCCATCGTGCCAGGCACGTTTAAGAAATTCAAGGAGACCGAGAAATACAAGTCTGAGGAGGGTGTTGCAGGCGACAAGCGTGAACGAACGACAATCACGGACGCTTTCGACGACCTGATAATCGGTATCAAGGAGTGTGCCGAGACGCGTTCTAAGATTGGCGGTGGTCTCAGAGGACGGTATTCAAACCTTGTATTAACGAAATAATCACTTCTTTTTCACATATATATTGTATTTAATTTCAAGTTCTATGATTAGGAAAGCCACCGCGAGGTGTCAATCAGTTTTTCCATAGTTTAAAAATTAGATTGTTTTTTTAAGTTATTATTAGTGGGTACGGTCGGCTGTGAAGTTGGCCGTATCATTTTCTGCCCTTGATAGGGTGATGGATACGTAGTATCTTTGCATTGTAATTTTCAAAACTATAACATTATGAGCAAAACGGAGGAACAGGTACCACAGAACCCTGAGGGCGAAATGGTGAAGATACCGCACGAGTATCTGATTGACGGTGTAAAGCAGGCTGTATCGGAGATCAAGCAGAAGATGGAAAGCGCTCGCGCCAAGTATGGAGGCCGATATAACTACAAGAACGACTATGAGGAGTTCGGACGCAGATTCGGTTATAATGACCCTGAGAAGATCTGGGAGGAATACGACCGCGTGTGGAACAAGCAGAGCAAAGAGCCTGCCATCGTACGCAACGTGTTAAAGCTGCTGGGTGATATGGCACGCTACTATGCCATCGGTCGCATGCGTCAGGAGATGAAACAGGAGAAGGCGAAGTAGTGTTCTCCTTCATTAAATAAATCAACTTAATTTTTTAGATTATGAGTAAGAAAATGTTTGCATTGATTAGCGGCCTCGTTACAGCTGCTACCACAGCCGCAGTGGCCTACGTGACTTACACAGAGCCCGCCAACGCCACAGTCATCAACTCGGCCATCAGCATCGGTGCCGGTGCTATCGTACAGATCTGCAACCTGTTTGTAAAGCCAGAGCCAGAGAAGTAAATGATGCTCGATGTCATCTACAACTGCGACTGTCTGGAGGGTATGAAGAAGATGCCCTCCGGATCAGTCGACTACGCCACAGCACTCAGACGGATAAAGTAAGGAATTTCATAACATATACAATCTTTTAGTTTTAGTTATTAGTAATATTCGTTAAATTCTAATTTTTTTCTGATGAATAGTTAATTGCAAGATTAGGTTAAGTTTTTATGTTACTTTTTTAGAGTATGCTGTGAAGCACAATCTTTAAAGCAAGAATACGGACAACTGCGAAGCTGTCCGTATTTTCGTGCTGCCCTTGATAAGGGTGCTGATACGTAGTATCTTTGCCGTAGAAATAAACGTTTGTTTTTATGAGTAACAAGAACAGGAAAAATCAGCAGTCGCTGATATTGCATCCTAAGACTCACGATGAGTTCCGGACGCTGCATGAATCGCTGACAGCCAACCGTTACGTGGCAATAAGCCAGCTAAAGCCAGGACTTACACACTCGTTCTCGCTGGGCGACAAAGACCCCGCAGAGAAAGAGGCGCAGGCATCGGCTACCAGCATGGGTAAGGGTGGCTGGAGCAACGGTCCGCTCGCTGCAGTGGCATGGCAGTTTGACAGCCGTGACAAAGCTGCTGTCAAACAGGTCAATGGTGCAGACGGCAAGCCGCTCGGTCGCGGATACGTGGAGTGGGGACCAGGCAACAATATCCCATCTACCATTCCGCCTTTGGCACAGTCGAGCCCATACACAGCAGCACCCCTACGCTATATTGCCGATACCATCTGCGGTCTCGGTCCTGCCTTGATGTATCGTTTCC